GTCGGCGGCGTCGGCGATATCAATCCCCGAAGCCAGCGACAGGTTCACCGTGGATTCGGTTGAGCTGAGAATGGAGTCGGCGTTATAGCCGGAGCGGGCAAGTACGCCCTGCGTGCGCGCAACGTCCATCGGGGAAAATTCCGTACTTCCGCCGATATCGCGCGCCTGCTGCCGGATGGCTGCCAGCTTTTTGTCGGTTTTATCCAGCCCGAGGATCGCCTGTGTGCCGGACATCTCTTTATCAAAAGTGATGCCTGGCGCCATGAAACGGCCTTCGGCGTACAGCGCCGCCGAGCCGACGCCCATCGCCACAGCGCCGTTGTTGCGGATAGAGTTGCCGACGCGCTGCGTGGTCTCAAAACGCCTGCGGCTGTTCGCCTGACGCTGCTGCTGCCTGTTCAGCCGTGCCAGCTCCTCCCGCTGACGGGCAAGCGTGGCGTTAGCCTCCTGCGAGCTGGCTCTTAACCGGCGCTGCTCGGCGGCGAGGTTCCGCGTGGAAATCCCCGCCGACTCCAGCGCGCTGCGCTGTCGCTGCACGGAGTTGCGCAGGCTGTTCTCTTTGGCCTGTAACTCACTGGCGGCGCGCTTCGCTGCCTCCATCAGCCGCGTCTGCTTAGCCGTCGGGTTCGCCGTATTGGCAAACGCCTGCGACAGCCGGCTGGCTTCCTCTTTGGCTTTTTTCAGGCTGGCACGGGTGACGGCCAGCTGCGCGCTCGCCTTGCGAAAGCCGTCGATTTGCGACGCCTGCGCGTTGAGATTTCTCAGGGTGTCCTGCGTGTTACGGATGTTTCCGCTGAGTGCCTTACTGGCTTTTTCCACCGAACGGAAAGGACGCGACGCCCGATCCACGGCATTCAGCAGCACCTGCAATCGTAAATTACTCACTTTCGGCTCCGCTACGCAGTAACGCGCGACGCCGCCAGCCGATAATCTCGGTCAGCGACATCGCAAACAGTTCCGAGGGCTGCCAGTGAAACACCGCCGCAATGTCAGCCATCAGGTCGTCAATAATCAGAGAGGCGGGCAGTTTTACTGTTCCGATTTCGGCGATAAAAAACCGACCACCTTACTCGCCAGCGCGATCAGGTCGGGCAGGCAAAGCGCGTTGCACTCCTGTTTGGTGAGGATCGGCAGCGTGATGCGCGGCAGCACCGTCACCAGCGCGTCAACGTCCGCATTCGACAAGGAGGCAAGGCCGATGCCGCGCAGATGTCCGGCGTTTGGTTTGATGATTTCAACTTGGCTAATCACCATCTCTCCACGGGTGATCGGTTCTTCCAGGGTAATGACGTTTTCGTTTTCCATAGCGGTTTCATTAATCTGTTTCATAACATTCTCTTTAATCGTAAGGGGTATAGCAGCGCCGCGTACCGGCGCTGCTCAGGGTTTACAGGCCGATGTTTTTACGGTGCTCTGACAGGCGGTCAGTGCCGTTGACGATTTCCACCATGTTCACGGTGTCCACCTCGATCACGTCCTGCCCGTTGATGCTCAGTTTGAAATAGGTGCACTGGGTGGTCACTTTGGTTTCGGTGTCTTCGCCCTGTTTGTACTCGCCAAAATCAACCTCTTTGTGACGCCCGCGCATCACGACTTCCACCGCAAGCGTCTCGCCGGTGTCGTCCTGCTGGAAGGAACCGGCAAAGCGCAGCGGCGTAGCGTCAACTGCCCCCCACTGCTGGAGCACCAGCGTATCCAGCCCGCCCATCGTCCATTCCAGCGTCAGCGCGTCGTCGTCCAGCCCGAAGTCAATCGGCGCGGCACCGTTCATGCCGCCGCCGCGATAGTTCTCCAGCTTGCGGGTGAGCTTTGGCAGCGTCAGCGCGCTGACCACGCCGACGTAGTTGTGACCGTCGTTAAACAGGTTCAGGTATTTCAGTTTTTTTGGCAGTGCCATGGTTTAGCGCCTCTTAGCTATTAACGGACGTGGCGAACTCCGCCAGGTACTGATCGGTGATGCGCTGACGCAGGGTTAAATCTTCCAGCGGTGGCACTGGCGTATAGTCGTAATCAATGAACAGCTTGCCCGCTTTCAGGGTTTCAACTGTGTTAGCCTCCGCGTCGTACCAGCAGGTGCCGTCGATGATCAGACCGGCGGTCTTCATCTCGCGCAGTTTGGCGTTGATCCCCGCAATCATGTCTTTGATAAGCGTCGGGGTCAGCGGTCTATCCATTGCCCACAGATGCGCTTCGGCCATGGTGTCCGCCAGCACCTGCGCGGTGCGGGTGTAGTTCTCAAACAGGAACAGCGGATCGTCAGAGCAGGTGCGCTGCCCCCAGAACTTAAAGCCGCCTTTGCGGATAAGCGTGGTGACGCACGCCTGGTTCAGCAGATCTGCATCGGTGCCTGGGGTCTGCAAATCCCAGTAGACGCTGGCAGACAGGCCGGTGACGCCGTTGATGCCGACGTTTGACAGGGTTTTATGCCAGCCGGTTTCGGCGTCGATTTTGGCACGCAGGCCGAGGGCATAGGCCGTGGCGGGCGCGATGTCGCTGGCGTTGGTGGTGGTATTCCAGGCGACGAAATCCGGCCAGAGAACCATCAGCTCACGCTGGCTGAAATTCTCGCGGTACTTGATGGCATCGGACACGGTCTTGCAGCCGTAGGCGCTGACATAGCCGAAGGCGCGCAGCTGCTGACAAACGGCACCGAGCGCCGTCGCGACGTCCAGATTATCCAGACCAGGCACGCCGAGGATGCGCGGCTTTACGCCGAGTTCGGTTTGGGCAGATAGCAGGGCTTTCATGCCGGTATACATGCCGGTGGCGTCGGTGCCGCCGATGATGTTGGAGGTGGTTTCCGCCTCGGTGTCACCTTCGGCAACGCGCACGACAACGACAACGGGTTTCGCCTGGTTGGCGATTGCCATCAGGGATGATCGCAATGTGCCGTTTTTTCCGGCCTTACCGGCGGCGGTCAGTACGTTGGTAATGAGTACCGGCGTATCAAGCGGGAACGCGTCGGCGTCCGCATCTTCTGCGGTGCAGACCATCCCGATGATGGCGGTGGAAACGGTGGAGATAACGCGGGTGCCGTCGTTGATTTCAACAACGCGCACACCGTGATGATAATCAGCCATGGTGTTTTTTCCTGTGATTGGGGTGAGGTCAATCATCGCGTGTTGTGTACGCGCAGGCACGGCGGGCGGGGTGTGTGGGATGTGACACAACGTGCGCGGGGCAAAGTCAGAAATGACTGTGCTGCAGGTTCTGTCCGGTACAGTTATTTATGACTGTGCTCGATACAAAAAAGCCCCTTTCGGGGCAGTTTGTTTTCTGTTTGGCAGATCGGACGTTAGGCACTATCCAGTCCCAACTTTTCAGCCAGCCGGTGCAAAGCGCAAACGGACATCACGCCCTCAGCGGCTTCTGAAAATGCCGCCCAGTTCGCCGCGATAAATCCCGCAACCATCTCGGCTTCTTCCTGGTTTAATTCCATTTCATCCTCCTAAAAAGTCTGGGGATATCCTTGGACATATGCAGGACATGTTCAAATAGTTACTACTGATCAATTATCCGTAATTGATCGTTTTCAGCGATCAATTTATTCAGGTACAGCAGGCCAGTCGACATCCGGCGCAGCGGCTAAATCCAGACGATTCAGCGCAACGCGGAATTTCTTCCAGGCTTTCAGGCTTGCCAGTTCTTCGTCGGTGGCGTCGTCAACATCAACCGCATCCTGTAGCGGAGTAATGACGGCGGCGGCCTGGCTGAGCAACGTACTTTTTTGCTGTGCAGCGACCTCAATCGCAGGCTGTACAAATTTCACGAACTCGCCGTTCTCATAGCGGTAAGGTTGATCGCTGACATCTTCGGGCAACGCTTCCGGGCTGATTTCGTAAATGCTCACGCCTTCAGATAGTGTGAGAAAGTTCGGGTTATCCGCCCAGGTAGAAATAAATCCTTCAGCGCCGACGGCAATGAAACAGCTTTCACCCTGCCATTTTTCATCTCGCAGTTTGTACCAGTCCTGACCCGTTTCATCTTCAAAATAAAGCACGGGAAGGGGGATGCCATCTTCTAAAACCTGCTTAGAGATTTTGATATTTTTGAATGTGATCATCTTAGTTACCCACCTGTCGCCAGCTTCCGCTGGCCGTTCTGATCATTAACGCGCGGTAGTATTTCCCCATCATTCGGCAGTCGCCCATATCAGGACGTATGTTTAACCCCGTCATGAAACAACCCGTCGGCGCTTCCCATACCTGCTGAGCAGTCCAGCCCGCATTCTCCAACGCCTGGCTGCCGCGCTGGACGTCATAGACGTATCGGTTATCACCGTAGGCATAGATGTCATTGCGTAAATCTTTATTCGCCCAATTGCGAGTTCCTGCAATTTCGTTTTGTAACTGCTCCCTAGTGGGCAGGACAACAACGGCATTGCTGGTTGAGTGACGTATATAAGGATCATTTGCATTGCCCGAAACAAAGCCAACAGTCGTGGAAGTATCACGGTAGATATAACGTCCATCGGATTCCGTTTTGGTATATGAATCTCTTTGTGGTGGCGGGAAATTAGTGGTGTAAACCTCCCCCATATCAGAAGCATCTACCTGAATTTTGACCTTAGAACCCGTCCAGCCGATATAGACTTTATTGCTCTGCATACCGGCACCGCCGCCTTGCTGAACAGCGGCAAAGTTCCCGACATTCCCCAGCCCGACATTCGAGTTGGTGAGGTTGATGTCTTTGGTGCCGTCAAAGGCTACACCGGCAATCTTCCGGGCGGTGGCGAGTTTGGACGCTGACACAGCCGTTCCGCCCGCCGGTAACGCGCCGACGTCTTTCGGAGTCGGTTTGTTGGCCTGACAGTAAATCTCATTCCAGGCAGACCATGGACCATCGACACCGTTCCACGCCCCCGTCATAGAGCGGGTGAATTGCCGCCCGTTGTTATTGAAAGCAATTTGCTGCGTCGCATTCGGACCCCAGGTAACGAAAATCACGCCGACAAAATTATTTATCGGATAGCCTTTTTCCGTGGTCGCCGCAGCAGCACCTGGCACGCCGTAATGCCCAAACATGCTGCTGCTGCGCAAAGTGTTCGGGGTATCCGCTGCGGTTAAGTTGGTGCGGATTTTAAAGGCCGTGGCAATTTCATCAGACAGCGCCTTTTCACTGGCGGCGCTTTGCGTTGCCGTCCATGCGCCTACGTCTGCGGCCGTCGGTTTATTGTTGGTGCCATACAGAGCAACCCATGGGCGCCATGGTCCATCCTTCCCGTTCCAGTTGGAAGAAAGCCCGCGCACCCAGATGTTGCACGTATCAAAAGTAATAAACATCTGCTGGCAGCCGTAAGCGCTGCCGGTAACAAACAGCGTGCCCGCTTTGGCCTCGGGGTAATTCCTGTCTGCCGTCGCGGATGCGTTGGCGGACTGGTGATAGATCGCCGCCTGAACAGCCGTCAGACTAAATCCCACGGTGTTCAGGTCAGTTGAGCCGAGGGCAGAGTTTGCGGCAACAGAACCGACGGTGCTGGATTGCACCCAGTCACTCCATGGACCATCTGTCCCGTTCCAGACGTTGCTCGATGCGCGCTG